TCTATGGCAGTCGCAGGTGTTCGTCCTTGATACAGGCGGACGCTTCCCAAGTAAAGTTCCGATTAAGCTCTTCGGTGGGACTATCGAGAAGTTTCCCCTGCAATTAGGGCAAGAGGTGACCGCCTATATCGACCTCGACGGACGCGAGTACAACGGAATTTGGTACCCAGAAGTCAAGGCGTGGAAGATCGAGTACTCCACAGGCGCTGCGCAGGCCTAACTCGTGTAAGATTATGGATAATCCAACTCAAAAGAAGTCTCTCCTTATTGGGATAGACCCCGATACGGAGGCTTCTGGGTGGGCTTGCATCAACATCACCGATCGAACTATCCACCTCGAGACTATCTCGTTCCTTAGAGTCTTAGATCAGCTCGACTTCTTTGCAACCTTATGCTGCTTAGATGGACATCGAAGCGAGAAGGAGCGCGCCTACCGCTTTGTCCTCGAGGACATCTGGAGTACCGCACACAACTGGCACGCATCACCAAAAGATAACCACAGAGTTGTAGCCAAGAAAGGCTACCACCTTGGTAGGTGCGCTATGGTTGGCGAGCTTCTCCGAGATGCGATACAGGCAAAAGAGTTCCCGATCATCTGCCAAAAGCCACTGCTCAAGCACTGGAGAGGGCAAGATGGAAAGATCACCCACTCTGAAATACTCGAAGTATGCAGTCGTCACAATCTGACGCTCCCGAAGAGTAAGCTCGCTCGCACCAACCAAGAGGAGCGAGATGCACTACTCCTCGCTATCCACCACCTCGCAACACCTACCAAACTATTCGACAAATGACAATCACATTACTACTCTTACTCTCTGCAGGCCTGCTCGTGATGGCATACCTCCTATGGACACTCCACTCACGCCTGCGACTTCTTGAGCGTATGGACGCTACCAGAAAGCGAGACGCACGTGACCTCACCAAGATGCATGGCGAGGTAGAACACTACTTCTCGTTCGTGAGCGAACAGCAACACAAGCTCCTTGAGATGCTGGGCAAGGTCAATGACTTCACCCTCAAGCTCGCAGAGAAGGTGCTGACCAAGGGCGAGTATCAAGCCCCAACGGCAAAGACCGCCACGCTGGAGCGTGTGCCACGGCCACTGCGCACTAAGCCCGTGATGAAACCACAACCAACCACAGATAAATAGCAACGACTATGACATACAGACTTTACAACGCAGACACGCTCAACCGCTACGCCAAGGACTGCCACGAGCGGGCAGTGGATAAAGGCTTTTGGGATGGTACGCACTCCGTCGGGCATTATCTGATGCTCGCTTTCGGAGAGCTTCACGAGGCTATCGAGGCTGACCGCATCGGGAAGTGGGCGAAGCTCGATCCCGACACGATAGACACGCTCCAGCGTATAGAGGGTGCTATCTACGTTCAAGAGTTCCTTCGCCTTGTCAAGGACACCGTGGAGGACGAGATCGCCGACGCAGTGATACGCCTGCTCGACCTGCTTGGGTGGTTACTCAAAACAAAGCGAACGACCGAGATCCTCAACGAGAGCGACCTAAGTAAGGTATACGGCATACTTGATAAACCACGCCCTGGAGAGGAGTTAACTCTCCTCCTGCTACGCATAGTGGCGGACACATCAGGGTATTGGCGTTTGGGACCGCTCCGAGAAAAGGGCATCCTCTACGCCATCAAGTCCCTGGAACAGCTCTGCGACCACCTCGGCATCGATCTGATGACGCACATCGAACTAAAGCTCAAGTACAACGAAACACGCCCTGCGAAGCACGGCAAGAAATACTAAGGAGATATGACAACGGACAACATCATCGACCTGCTCATCATCGACTGCAGTTGGCTACTCGTATGGTCAATAGCAGTGACGCTCACGCTGTGGCACGAACGCAAGGAGCGAGAGCCAAAGGCAACCACCGCACCCGAATCGGAGGACGTGACACCCACCGAGATACTCGAGAATGACAAGGAATGGGGCGTACGTACTAACTATGTAGAGCGAATGCGCACAGAGATAGTCAAGAGTTTGGACGGTAGTCCATTCTGCTACGTGCGCATCGAGGATAGTGGCAAGGGTGAGGCTCTAACCCACGGAGAGGCGCACGCCCTTCTCCTACCCTTCCTCAAGAAAGGCTACTACGCCTACCGAGAACTAACGGGCTGGACGGGTGACAAGGTCACCCGCTTCCGAGTGGCGAAGCACCGAGACGCTGATCCTACCGCCCTCGAGATTACCGAAGAACTACTAACTAAGAATGCACAGCTATGACTACGACGATCGGAGAATTCACCACCGCCGTCTTAGTGGTCTGCGTTATCTCAATCGCGTTGTGCGCGTTCTTCTATTTCCGCTGTGTGGCATTAGAGTGTGATGTGGACATAGTTCAAGAGTCAAAGGACGCCCTGCGGGAGAGTATGAGCAATACCAACCGCTACCTCCACAAGCAACTCGAGCGGGTGAAGAAGGAGAAGCACGAACAACGCAAGAAGCTCATGACCGAGATACACGCCCTCCGCACCCAGCTCCACCAGCTCCGAATGAAGCAACAGAAGCAAGACAACTAAATACACACGGCTATGACCAAAGAACAAAAAGAGGTGCTGACAAGCTGGTATCTGAACATCCTTGTCACCTATCATATCGACTTCTTCCGTGGCTCTGTCTTCTCGGACATCGTAGAGATAATAGTGCTTGGCGACCAAGTAGAGAAGTATATCGATCGAGCCAAGAAGATCTGCCACGGAGCTGACCGCCTCGGAGTTGAGCCCGCCATGGCACACTACTCCGAACTACTCAGGGAGCTACGGCAGATAGCAAAGGAAGTGCCTCTAAGCGACACCGCGCAGAGCGCCATCACCTTCGTCTTCGGGGGTGAATGGGGGGAAGCGATAGAAGCCCTCGAAAAGCTCAAGACCGAACGCAACGAACAGAACTAACAACGAGTGCGCCCTGCTGGAGGTTTACCGCACGCGACACCTTCCGCGGCTAGGACGGCGGGGCGCACTCTCTAAACGCAAGAGATATGGACGCAATAGCAATAGTAGCAATGCTCGTGATAGCCTTCCTCGTAGGCCACACCATAGGAGCAACAAGCAACAAGAAGAAGAGGAAGCCAGCGGACGAAGCCCCCGGCATAGAGCAAAACGACCGAAAGTGGGAGATCAATGAGGATCGCCTCAAGAAGCTCAGAGCCGAGATCACCCAATCACTCAAAGAGAAGGGAGTGCACAGGTTTGACAGCAAAACGGACAAGGGATATGAGGGTCTCCGCCTCAACGATGGAGAGCTCTACGAGCTACTGAAGCATTTTCTCCGAAAGGGCTATTTCGTCGAAAGACACACCGACAGGTTCATAGATCTAAATAACTATTTCAAGGTATCAAAGCACAGAGGTAGTTACAGCGGAATATGGGGCGTCACCGAGGAGGATCTGGCGCATGTACTATAACACAAAACAACACAACGAGCTATGACACAAGAACAACTGAAAGAGCTGGAGCGCTTCGCAGCCATCTTAAACTCACGACTGGAAGAGGTCACGGACATGTATGAAGATATAGATGACCGCCTCAAACTCCTTGAGGATGCGCGTCTGAGTAATGCATGCAGAGTCATCGACAAAATACAAGAGAAGTATAACGAGCTGGACGACAAGCTCACCGACCTAAGCGAAGCGGTGGAGGAGTTCACCAAGGCGATACGCAAGATAAAGGAGGAGGCACAACTATGACACGCGAAGAAGTAAGGCAACAGCTGGCGAAGAACCCGCTGGAGTGGGAGGAGGATATTGATGGAATTCTTACCGCTGAGGCATGCCCGCTTGAGAGGGAGGTCTGTATAACCTACCGCTTAATCGAAGATGACGTGTATATAAAAGCAGCTAATGACAGTGGTCGCTTCGTTGGCGAGTTCATCGGTGTGGAAGGTGGAGAAGAGGCGCTCAAAACCATAGCCGAAGACCACCGCCTCCTCTTCGCCTGCCGACTGCTCGGCATTAAATACTAACGACTATGACGCAAGAGCAATTAGAACGTGAGCTGTTGCCTCTCTGCTGGCGAAAGACGGGCAGGGATGATATGATAGTATCGCACACGGACATAGGCATGAGCTTCTACATCCACCACATCGAGGGGAGTGGCTACTGGGGATATATCATTGACTCGTGGCGAGACTTCGAGGTGGTACGGCTCAAAGGTAAGACGCTGGAAGAGGCTAAGGCGTTCTTCTGGGACTTATACGCTGGGAACGTATGGAGCTTACTCAAGTGGGAGACAGAAGATAAATAAACCTTGATGCTAACGATATGAACGTACTTGATACACAGGTAGGCGGAAGCCACTACAAGGATATGCGCTTCCAGCCAATAGAACTGATCAGCCTATTAGGCTTGGACTTCTTTCAGGGGAACGTAGTCAAATACGTATCTCGCCACCACGAGAAGGGTGGGCGTGAGGACTTAGACAAGGCACGGCACTACTGCCAGCTGGCTATGAGCTACGGCTATGGACGAGGGAGGCTGCCTACAAAAGCGCAGACGGCTCGCATTGCTGTATTCGTCTCGATGAACAGCCTGCCAGGCTACACGGCTAAGCGTTTTTCTCGCCTCATCTCCGAAGGCCTTATGTGTCGCAACTGGGATCTGGCTATGGAGATCATCGATGAAATCACCCAGGACTACGATCTGCAGGCCTGCAGTACAGACAACTAACGTAAATACACTAACAATATGGAACTATTCCTCGCACGAGTTGCATACAGCAACTTAGATGACAAGAAAGTCACCGAGAGCTACCTTGTGGATGCTCTCTCATACACCGAGGCGGAGGCTAAGGTGCTAGACTACCTCGCCAGCTTCGCCTCTGATGCGGTCGAGATAAAGAGCCTCAAGCCTCTCGGGGTGTCCGATGCTATCGGGCTTGACGTAGACGGAGATAGCTACCGCTACTACGTTATAGGGCTTACCGACGGGAAGGGCAAGACGACCGCTCGCAGAGTGCTTATCAAAGAGCTCTCCGCAATGGATGCCTGCAACACCATCTCCGACAGCTGGGAGAACGTGGTGACTTCGGTGCGCCTGCTGGATGTGGTAACCGTAATCAGATAGGCTATGATCGCTGTACTAATCATCGCAGGCCTCGTCCTCGGCTTAATTTTTTTTTTGCCGGGGCTCACTCTTCCGCAAGTCTACCGACAAAGCCACTTCGCTGGGAGGTGGCCTACGTGTGGCATGGGCAACCATGCTGGAAAAAGCCAGTCACCTATCACCACGGTCTTTAATCAAGAAGAATATGAGTAACACGACATTCAAACACTACGTAGCTCCGTTCAAGGATGTATCGGGGGATATGTGGGCGCTTCTAATCGCATACCCCGATACGGAGGAAACCAAGAGCTACCCAAAGGTAAAGGAGGTGCGCCTTGGCGTGCCAGCGGTGACGCTGACGACTGAGAGCGAGGACGCTCTTGCCCCAGTAGTCAAGGGTAGGCTGGCATTCTCTCTCTTGGAGGAGAGGGCGGACCAGCGGTATCGTCACCTTGTGCAGGCCCCCGAGGGTGATGTGTCGGTCGTGCTGATGTATCTTGGCGATGAGAAGCTGCCTGCGAATGGCACTTTGAGTGATCAGTGGATGCAGGCCTGCATTGATAGGTTTGATCCAACGACAAAGGATGGTAATTGTTTTTGGTGTGGCACGCTTGATCCAGAGAGCTACAAAGAGCCAGCTAACCAAGATACTGGGTATCTTGTCAGCTTCGAGGCTAATGACTTTGGACGATTAGCAAGAATACCCGTCACCAGCAGGCCGTTTGAGCCACAGATACGAGTGCAGGAGAAGATGTCACTCCAGAATCTTCTTCGAATCATTCTGTACATGGGTATCGAGGGATGGACGCACGAGCGCCACCGCTTTCCGAATGGACCAGGGGGGGTGCTTCCTGGCCTGCGTAAGAATGTGGTTTTTGCGCTGTCAAGGTATGATGCCGAGGATGAAGTCTTGAGCGGAGATGTTATTTCGCGCAGAGAGAGGGGGCTGATTGTAGATACCTCTCAGTTCTTCGAGGACAGCGACACTCCGATGTCTCTTCTGGAGGTGCTTGAGCGTGTTCTTAGCTCGCTTAGCCTGCGAATAGAGCAGTCCAGCGGAATGTACATTGTTTCGGATATATCCTCTCTCGAACAAGGTAACACAACCCCTGCGGCAACGCTTAACAACAAGGATGCTCAACTATCCTTTACTCCAGTCCAGATGAAGGTGCTTGGAGATGATGGTGAGCTGTCTCTTCATGAGAGCTATGGTAATCTTGTCGTGACTACATACACGCACCTTGATTCCGTACGCAAGGGTATGGAGCTTCCAAAGATTGAAGACTACGCCCCGTGGGTGGCAGTAGGAAGAGCTGATGTATCCTCGAAGAATATCCTCGGCTGGCGATTCAGAACAACGGACCCGCTCATGGGTACAGCTAAGACTCCTGCCATACTGGAGGTGGAGGCGGAGACACTCGGTGAGGATGGTCGCTTTTACTCCTTGGTATGGAATCCTAAGAGTATCCACGGGCGAGTGAAGAGCCTAAAGTTTGGCGCAGGACTTAGTCCAAGGGTTACGGAGTACAGTGTGTTCTACGCAAGGGTAGACGGCTGGAAGCGTGTGCGTGATGGCGTGTATGCCAACCAAGCTCTAAAGCTGGTGGACGAGGACTGTGTGATATACGACAGCGGTGCTGACCTCAACGACCTCACCTACGACCTCACCAAGTCGTTCAACAACTATGCAGCGCAAGAGGAGGGAGCTATACGAGGGTATGTGCAGATGCTCAAGTGGTATCGAGATCAGATGAACTCAACAGATCGCCCGCTCGGTCTCAAGCTCAACGAGAAAACACCTTGGACTATGGAGATACCGAACGTAGGAGATATATCTAACTTCTGCCTTCGTCTTGATATGCCTCTGTTACTCTCATTTGGCTCAGACCTCTATCAGGAGATGAACGAGATTACGGGTGAGCGCCTCAAGATGTACTCCAATAATTCGTCGGGACGAAACTACAACCTCGGAGATCCAGAGGGCACGAAGAGGATAAATGACTCGGCTAAGGCAAATAAGGAGTTTACGGACCAGCTAATTGAGGCACGCGTCCCATTCAGTCTGACTGCGACTAACTCCAGCGGAGAGAAGTTATACCTCATATATAATCAGTACAGCCAAACGGGTGAGCTGATGTGGACGACAGGCCCAGCAGGATCAACTCGAAGTGTGCCATTCCTTTCCTATGGAGGGGATAAGAGCAAACTTAATTGGGGAGGAATAACGCACGCCCGCAGGAACATTGGCGACCAGCAGGGAGACGGTGTGTGCGCTGGTGAAAGCCGGGGCGAAAACCCAAGGAATGCCAGCGGCAAGGAAGCACAGTCCCGCAATCCACGCTCCCAGGGAAGAACGCTTGAATGCTTCAAAAAGCGCGATGATCGCAACGAAAGCGATAGCCAGTTCCGTGATTGCCAGCCAGTTGATGACACCGGTCGCTGCCGGGTTGCCTTCTGGCAGGGTCATTCGAGCACCCGCGTCGGCGACGAGGTACCAGGTGATAGGCAGGGCAAGGATTCCCAAGATGAAGGAGAAGAGGTGTGCACCGGTGCGTGAGGGCATTTCGGGAACGATGGAGGCGCCCTCGAAGAGAACATCATCGAGGCTCTCAGGGGTGTCCTGAGGAACGCTGCGCTCAGCGGCGTCTTCACGAGGCTTCCACGCGGCCTCGGTGACGGGAGATTCTTCTTGCGGGGCAACGAAAGCGCGGCGACGAATGGTTGTGCTTTCGAGTTCGTCTTCTTGGAAGTCGTCGGAAACTTCAGCTTGGTCGCCAAAACGACGCGAAAGCGCATCGGGAACTTCGCCGACAGGGGCCGAGGCCTCGTCCGCCTCGGGTGTTTCTTCGAGCGCGTCGCTTGTCGCGGGGATCGTCGTGGTCGTGTGAAGATCCTCGGCTGCTTCTTCGACGGGGGCTTCTTCGGGGGAATCCTGAGCAGTTTCTTCAACTACCGCTGCTTCCTCATGTGAGGCCGCTGACTCTTCGGCCTCGCGGGTTTCGGGTGCCGGGGCGGAGGTTTCCTCGAGCGGAGCATCCTCGTGCTCAACAGTTACGGACTCGCCGTTGCTCTCCGGCTCTACGGAGGATTCGGCGACGGCCTCGACGCTCGCTTCGGCTTCTGCGGGCTCTTCGGCGGGAGAAGCTTCGTGCACGGGTTCTTCGGCGGGGGTCGCGGCCTGGGCCTCGTCGGAGGAAGGCTCGGTAGACTCCGCTGCGGGCTGGTCTTCGGAAGCGTTGTCCTCAGGCTGCTCGTCTTGTGCGCGCGAGGCCAGAACATCGTCGAGAGAAGTAGGGGTAACGCCCATGTGAACCGGCTCAACCTGGCTGGTCTCAGTAACAGAGGCGCCGCCGATGATGTCTTCGGTAGCAGATGCTTCACCCGGAAGGGTGACTTCTTCACCGGTCAGCGGCAATTCTTCGTTATCGTTGCGGCGAATCGCTTCGTCCTTGACTTCTTCGGGCGATGCTTCGTTGTGTTCCTGGTCAGACATGAGGCCTCCTCTTCTCGTGCTGACGATAACGAGAAAACGCTCGGGATGGGGGATTACCCGCCGAGAAGCGCAACATTTAGCGAATTAATCGTTTGAAGATGAGTCGTTTGTCGCGTAGCGGCGCGCCCAATAGATCCCCAGAGTCGAGGCCGCGAGGATCATTCCGTAGGCGGCGAT